ACCCCCTCCCATGCCACCACCGCCACCACCGCCCCCACCGGACCCGCCCGTCAAGCCGACAGAGGTCAAGGAAGCGGAGCGCACTGAAAAGAAACTGCGCCGACGCCGCGGACAAGCTGCGACAAATGTCACAGGTGGTATGGGGCTAACGACTGCGGCCGAGACCACAAAGAAGACGTTGCTGGGTAGCTAATGGCTGATGATCCTCGCGCTGCCGCCTTGATGAAGCGGTACTCGACGCTCCAAACGCAGCGGTCCCACTGGGAAACGCATTGGCAGGAAATTGCGGACTACATCGTTCCGCGTAAAGCCGACATCACGAAGAAGCGCACGCCTGGTGACAAGCGCACCGAGCTGATCTTTGACGGCACCGCTATCCATGCGGCCGAGCTGATGGCGGCGTCCCTGCATGGGATGCTTACCAATGCGTCCACCCCGTGGTTTTCACTGGCGTATCGTGAGGATAATTTTAACCAGGACGACACTGCGCGAGAGTGGTTGGAAGGTGCGACCGAGGTCATGTACCAGCATCTGGCCCGGTCCAACTTTCAAGAGCAGATCCACGAGCTTTACTCTGACCTGGTGACGTTTGGCACCGGCGTCATCTTTATAGAGGACGAGGGCAAGGACGGTGTGCGGTTTTCGACCAGGCACATTGCCGAATGCTATGTGTCCGAAAATGAAGACGGGCGCGTTGATACCGTGTTCCGCGAGTACAAGACGACCGCGCGTGCAGCTGCCAAGCAGTTTGGTGACGGCATCACGCAGCGCATCGCCAAGATGGTTGAAGAAAATCCATACGGCGAAATTGAATTGCTTCACGTTGTTATGCCGCGTGATGATCGCAACAAGCGCCGCCGTAACGCGCTAAATAAACCATTTGCCTCGCTCTACATCGATCCTGATCAGAAACAGATTATGAGCGAAGGCGGGTATGATGAGTTTCCGTATTGCGTACCGCGTTTTCTCAAAGCGTCTTTTGAATTGGGGTATGGCCGCTCGCCATCGATGACCGCACTGCCGGATACAAAGATGGTCAACAAGATGTCCGAAATTGTGATACGGGCATCCCAGCTGCAGATACACCCACCCCTGATGGTCCCTGATGATGGCTTTATGCTGCCAGTGCGGACTACGCCCGGCGGATTGAACTTCTATAGGTCAGGTACACGCGACAGAATTGAACCGCTGAACATCGGAGCAAACAACCCGCTGGGCGAACAACAACTCGACCAACGGCGCACCGCGATACGCGCAGCGTTCTATGTTGACCAGCTGATCCTGGGCACTGGGCCCCAGATGACGGCCACGGAAGTTGTCCAGAGAACTGAAGAAAAAATGCGCCTGCTTGGCCCTGTCCTTGGACGCCTGCAAGCTGAGCTGCTACAGCCGCTGATCGACCGGACATTCGAGATCCTGTCACGCCAGCGGCAGTTCGATCCGTTCCCCGAAGAGCTGCAGACAGAAGACCTGGCAGGCAGTGGCCTCGATGATTTCCGAATTGAATATGTATCGCCACTGGCGAAGGCACAGCGGTCTGGCGATATCCAGGGCGCGTTGCAGATGGTCGAGTTCCTCATGCCGCTGATGCAGCTGGATCAGAACATTATCGATTATCTCGACATGGATGGCCTTGCCAAGCACATCATCAAGGTAACCGGAACACCGGCAGTCATTGTCCGCGGTGATGCAGAGGTTGAGGAAATCCGCGAACAGAAAGCCGAAGCAGCTGCACAACAGCAAGAAATGGCAATGATGCAGCAAGTTGCAACGTCTGCAGGAGAAGCCGCACCAGCGTTACGCGCTGTTGGTGACCCAGAACTTGACGTCGAACAAGCCGAAGAAATTCTTGGCGGCGAGGTGGCATGACGCCTGACGATCTTAAAAAAACGTACAAATCAGTTTTTAAATCTGAAGACGGCCAGGCATTGCTCAATGACATCGAACGCCGCTTTGGCCTGTGGCGTACCAGCTACGTGCCGGACTCAAATGAGACGGCATTTAGAGAAGGGCAGCGTGATGTTGTGCTGTTCATACATTCAATGTTGAAGGATCAACAACAACCAGAGGAGTAATTACACATGTCCGAAGAGCAGGTAGCGGAGGTCGCGGAAGCGGAAACCCCGTCTGAAGGTGAGGACTGGAGATCGATGATCTCTGAGGATTTACGCGGCGATACATCGTTGCAGCACATAGGCTCAATCGATGCGATGGCGAAGTCATACATTAATGCTCAGAAAATGGTGGGCGCGGACAAAGTCGCGATACCTGGTAACTGGGGCACTGATGAGGACTGGGGGCTTGTCTACAACAAGCTGGGCAGACCTGACACGCCAGATGCATACGAGCTGCAGCTGGGCGAAGACGCTGGCGAGTTTAATGACTGGTATCGCGCAACAGCGCATGAAGTTGGTTTGAATAACCGCCAGGCCGCAATACTGGCTGAAAAGTATGCGGAGTTTGCGGAAGCCAATTTGACGCCGCAGGAAATGTCCGAGGCTGATCGCGAAGCGCATGAGCAAAAGGTAACCGGCCAGCTGCGCGAGGAGCTGGGGAACAACTGGGAAGACCGGCTGGGCCTGGCAAACGATTTGATGAAAGAGCTAGATGCTCCAGCGTTGTCTGAGATTACGCTGAGCGATGGCACGCTCCTGGGCGACAACCCAGAGATGATTAAGTTTTTTGTGAGCGTGGCAGAAACAGTTGCGGAAGCAACCGGCGAGGATGGCTTTGCCGGTCGCGACAGTCGGCCCAGTGTCAGCGACACTGAGCTGCAAGACCGTATCTCTGAATTAACAATGGCGAATGGCCCGTATTGGGTCAAAGAACATCCAGACCATGACCGCACTGTCGAGGAGGTGTTACGCCTGAGAGAGGTGCTTCATGGAGAATGATGAATTGCGCTTAGAATGCCTGCGCCTTGCCGTACAGTTCGGCAGCGCGCGCACGATAAACGACCCTGTAGATCTCGCTGAGAAATACTACATGTTCGTGAAACCCGCGGATAAGTC